AGCTTCGGCTAGACGCTGATCGACCTTTTCCATGCAAGCGCAGGCGCTCATGCGGCCCCCCCAGCGCGACGCACCGCCATCGGGGCGCGGCGCCGCAGCGCCTGCGGGATCTGGCCCACAGCCAGGCCGCTATGGCGGCGGCGAGGCGGGCGCGTCTGCCACATCCTGAGCATGGGGGCACCGGCAGTGGGCAGCAGCAGGCACGCGGCCAGCAGGGCAACGAAATCAGCCATTGGCCACCTCCTGCGCGGCCAGGTTGACCGCTTCGACGCTCGCACGGTGCCCTGGCGGCATGGTTGCAACGTCATGCGGGAACGGGATGGCGTTGGCCAGCCTCGCCAGTTCGGGCGAGATCCAGTCCGTTATGTCGCTGAACTCGGCCCCCTTGGTATGGACCCAGCCGGCCTGGCTCCCACGCCGCCGCTCGAAGACACACTGCGCGGTCTTCGGTATCCCCATACACAATTCAACCGTGGCGATCACCTTGTTGTGGGTAACGTGAATGGTGATGGTCGCGCTGCTGTCGGGGGCGTGTGGAACATTTCCACAGTCCCGCACACCCGTGATAGCCTCCGCTCCGGGTCCGGTGCTGGAATCCAGCGACTTTGCGAGGGTGGTCATGGCTTGGCCTGTCATCTGTTGCATGGTTCTCTCCTGAACTTCGTTGGTGGATGGCCTTGGGGTTGGAGGTGGTGCTCCTCCCGCCGGCCCGCTTCTACTTCTACTTCTACTTCCCAAAAACCCAGCAGCGAATTGCTGCACCTTTGCCCAAGCTGTCCAGCTTGATCGCGCTGTTCACGGTCAAATTGGCGTCGATCAGCTTGTGGCGGCGTGAGTCACGCAGATAGTTGCGCAGCACCTTGAGGTCAGGCACAGGCTGGTTGTGCTGCGCAGCTCGTGCCAGGAAGTCATTGAGGTTGATGGCGATCCGCTGAGGGTCGCGGGAGTGATTGACCACCGGGCGTTCGCCCGCGCCAATGCTCTCCAGATACTCGTAGGTCTCCCAGAACTCGTTGACCAGCGGATGATCGGCACTGATGGCCGACTGGCGCTCCATCGCCATGCTGGTCAGGACCTTGCGCGTTTCGATCACCATTTCCTCTGGCACGTCGATGACCAGGCGCAGGCCATCGAGCAATGCCAGCATCTGCGAGTGGTTCTTGATGAGGCGTTCCATTCGCAGATCTTTGTTCTCGCGCAGCCGTGCTTCGTAGAAGCGCACGCGCTCGTTGAACTTATCCATCACAGCAGCTTCGGCACGCACCGACTTGAGCAGGAAATGGCTCACATCCTCGACCTGCAGCGCGTTGAGGTTTTCAGCTGCCTGGCGGCTCGCGGTGGTTGCGATGGGCTTCTTGAAATGCAGTTTCACGATGCGCCCCAGCATCGCCTCGCTGGCGTCCACCGGCGCATTCTGGCTGATCACCAGCGTGCCTCTGAACGGCGGCTCGTAGGTTTCGTTGCCGGCATTCCGTACACCGCGCGTGGCCAGGCTGCCACCGTTGTAGCAGGGCTTGAATTCGTCCCAATCGAATGATTTGGACTGAGACCTGTCGCCGTTGTCGCTGCGGTCAGCCTCCAACAGCACAATCGGCATGCCCGAAATCTGGCCCATCGCGCGGGCGCGGCCAGCCTTGGAGGACTTGACCGGATCGAAGCCTTCGTAGTCGCTTCGGGCCAGCAGCTTCCAGAGGAACGTGAGCAGGGTGGTTTTACCCGCGCCAGCCTCGCCAGTTGCTTCCAGGTATGGGAATGACATGTGGGAAGACCGGATCTGGTTGGCGAACAGCGAGCCAAACCAGAACGTCAGGGCCACGATGCCGTTGGTGCCGAAGCACGTCCAAAGCCAGTTGAGCCATTCGGTTCGATAGGCTTCATGGTCGCGCTGAATGTCCAGCCTGATAGACCGCTGCGTGGTCTTTACGCGCAGCTTCGGGAATTCGAAGTAGTCCTCGGAATTGGCAAAGGTGAGCACGCCATCGCGCACGGCCATATCCCCGAAGATGTACGCCTTGTGCTCGGGGCTGTAGCCGACAAAATCGACCGTAGCCACGTCCTTGATGCCGAACGTCTGCGCGTCCATCAGCTTGTCCAGGTGCTTCCCCGTTCCACTGAAAAGCGCGCCCTGAGCGAGGCCGAGTAAGCGCTTCTTGAACTCGGTGGCACTGGCGATCTGCGCGCCGGTAAAGGTGCCCTTTACGGACGGGGCGTCATGCGGGAAATCAACACGGAAGAAGTACCAGCTTTCATCGGTCGCATCGTTCTTCTGGAAATAGAGCGCTTCGGGATAGCAGTTGGCGATCTGCACAACGGATGCGCTGGCCCGCTGCAGCTTTGCCAGCTCCTCAGCTTCGAGTTCGTCCTCGTCGGCCAGGTCACGGTCAACCACGCGCTCCCTGCACAGCTTCTCGAAGCGAAGCGGGTCAAACTGAAACCAGAACAGGCGCGAGCCGTGTTCGATGTGGAACTCCACGTTCTTGCTGCGCTCATACATGATGAGGCCCTTGTCCATCGCGGTGCGTGCCAGCAGCAATGCACCGTTGTGCCGGGCCAGCTCCAGGTCTTCCGCCCACACGCTATCGCCATCTTCGGCAGCCTGTGCCCGCAGGTGCAGATCGTTCCAGTCGGTCTTCCGGTCGCCGGTCTGTTCGATCTGCGCGGCCTTGCAGCGATATCCCAGCTTCTCCGCACGGCGAATGTGTTTGACCGTATAGCTGCGCGCGCCCGGCTCATTGTCCAGCGCCCATATCAACACGGGGAGGTCGTTGGGACGTGCGGCGCTCAGTTCCTTGAGGGACAGTTCGGGATAGGCATTGCTCGACATAGCGGCAACGGCGCAGATCCCTCGCTGCAGCAGCGCGATGGCGTCGAAGATACCCTCCACGATCCAGACCTCACGGGCGGTTCGCAGCTGGTCGAGCGCGCCAGCGCTCCACCAGACGCCGGCGTAGCTCTCGCCCGGAGCGAAGCGCGCCTTCATCTTTCCGAAGCGGTGTGGGCGGTCGATCAACCGTTCCCACCAGCCGCCCTTCACCAGCGGGAAGCGGACAGTGGCCGTGCCCTGGCGCTTGCTGGAGTCGTAGTAGCTCTCCTGCACGTACAGTCCGTGCAACGGCGTGATACTGAATCCACGCCCGGTGGCCAGGTACGCGTCGGCCGCAGCATGTGGCGCCTGCGGTGTCTGCGGGTTGTGCTTGGAATAGTCGTCAAACAGATCGTCGTAGAGGTCGCGCACGCGCACCTCTTGACCGCACTTGGCCTGTCGGCCACAGCGCAGCACCCAAGGCTTGAGGTAGCTGGTGTAAAGCTCCTTCTTGCCGCAGTGGGGGCACTTGCCGCCGCGCATGTACTCGGTGCCATTGCGGTGTTTGAGGCCATAGTCGCGCTGGATGCGCGACAGTACCTGTTGGCGGATCTCTTCTTGCATGGCGGTTCAGCCTTCGTTCGCCGCGTTGGCGGCGGTGCGGTGGTGCTGCATGGTTCTCTCCTGACCCCCCCCCCCCCCCCCGCCCGCGTGCAGCGCGGCGCCGGCGCCCGCGGGGAGGGGTGGTGCATTACTCGTCGGCCGGGCGTGACCTGGTCAGAATTCCGCGCAGGTCATCGGTGATGTACTCGGCCACGGCCGAGGTGTGGTCGGCCGTGATGCCGAGCACCTTCGCCGCTTCTGCGGGTAGGACCGCGATCAGCTCGACGGCGTAGGAGATACGCCAGAGGCGCGTCAGGTCGTCGGCGCTGATGAGGTGCCCGTGCGGGTCGGCATGGGGTGGCGGCGGGTTGCGGTGCGGTGGCACGTGGCCGTTCTGGCTTCCCATCAGTTCACCCCGCCCGAGTAGCTGTCGCCGGTGCGCAGCCACTGGAAGAAGCGCTCGGCCTCTCCGTTGGCGAGCAGGTAGACGACGGTCCCAATCTGGATTCCCCCGGTGGCGGTTCGCATCACATTGCGTGAGTGATGCGCGGTGAAGGTCGCGGCGGTGTCCGACTCGATGTGTACCAAGGCCAGAAACAGAATCTTGTGCTGGTCGAATGAAGCGCGCAGGCCGAATCCGGGGATCTGCGTTTCCAGCACGATGACCGGACGCAAGCACGGCTCGGGGAGGGTGACGTTGGAAGGGGGCGCCATCAGTGCACCGCCTTGTCGTCGGTGCTGGGCGCGCCGCCATGGGCGTCGCGGGTGGCGGTGTAGGCGTTGAGAATGTCGCCCAGGGTGATGGCGAGCGGGCACACGCCGACGGCGATCAGGCGCGCAATGAACGCCTGGTAGGCATCGTTGGGCCATTCGAGGGTGTCGGCGATCAGGCCGAAGGCGAGCGAGATTTGACGCGCGGAAGGATTGCCGGGCGTGGAAGGGGCGCCATGAGGCATGGAGACGTCTCCTGTATCCGAGGTATGGCCTCGGCGAGACGTTTCTAGGCGTCGCACCGAGGATGTCGGGAGGCTAGAAACCGGGATACAGACCGGCGGGCAGTTTTCCCCTTGCGGGTGTTGTATGGCTGCCGCCCTCCCGACGTAGAAAACGTCGGTGCACCAGTTTTGCAGGCGCAAAAAAACCGCGATGCTTACGGGCGCGGTTGCCGCTGTATCCTCAGAGTTTCTAGGCTCCTTGCGGCAGACAATGCTCTCCCTGCCCGGCGAAGTCAAGGGGAAATGACGGAAAGTGTGGAAACGGGATTCAGCTGCGAACAGGTTCATACGGACACCCGTTCGGCGGCACTGGACGGCAGCTGCTGGTAGTCGCCACCGGCGGCGATGTGGGCTTCGACCCGGGCGCGCAGCTCGGCCGCTTTGCGGGCCTTCTCGGTGAACGGAACGTATTCAACGCCACTCGGGCTGGTGACAAAGTTCGGCTGAGTGGCGGTAGACCATCCGTC